TGTAAATGTATTACTTCCTGTTGTTGCAAATCCAGTACCTGTTACAATTGCATCTATTCTGCTATCAACTGATTGTGAATAGTCAACAAAGTTTGTTACTGATGATGATAATAAACCAGAAGGTAATCCTCCACCAAATGAACTGGTTGCAACTGTTGATGTTTTACCACTTGAATTACCTACCCATACATATCCTTCTTGTAATGATGCAGTAAATGTTGAGTTTACATTTAAATTTGAGTCAACATACATTCTATTAAAGAATGAGTTACCCCATACACCACCTTGATTTTCAATTAACCATAGTTGTTGTTCTAAACCACTACCAGTAACTCTAAAATCAAAGTTTTGTAAATTTTCAGAAGTACCTAATCTTAATTTTGTTCCAGTACCATTTGAATATAAAAATCCAGCAGACCCAGTTATTATTTGGTCAGCTACGAATATGTTACTACCAGTTGTTGCAAAACTACCTGTATTGATTGTGCTACCGCCACTTCCTGTGTTTACTGTAATATTGAATGTACTCGCGTCACCTTTGGTAAATGTAATTGTGTTAAGATTTACCGATGCAGTTACTAATGAACTTGCAGTTATTGCAGAAGTTACATATGATGCAGTTGCATTTATTAAACTATCTACTTTACTATCGTTAGATTGTGTGTATTGATTGAATGATGTACTACTTACAAATGATGCAGTAGTTATTTCAATAGGTTGATTAGTTGAACCACCAACCCACATTTTGCCTGTATCTAAACCTGGTAATTGTGCAGGACCTGGGTTTAATACCAATCCTTTTCCACCACTACCACCTTTGGTTATTACACCTAATAATTGAGTAACTGAATTGCTACCTGATGGTAAGTTAATTGAATATCCACCAGTACCTTCTGCCACATATATTGATTGACCTGCTACATAGCCTGTCAAATCTATTCCTTCTATTAAACCTAATACAATTGCATTTGTAGTATTTGCTGCACCGATAGTTTCATTTGATATGAACGTAACAGGCATTTTAGCCGGATTACTTGCATCTGCTTTGAATACTATTGGATTAGCACCTTGACTACCACTAATATATAATGGGTCTCCTTTTGTAATACTCTCACCTGTATAAACTACTTCAAATATTGTTGTTCCTGCACTTCCACTTATATCAGGTATAACTACACCAAATGTAGTCGTATCACCTTTTGTGAATGTTAAAGTATTTCCTGCAAAAGATGCAGTTACTAATCCTAAACTTGCAGAAGTAAATAAACTTGCAGTTGCAGAATTTAATGAAGAAGTTACACTTGCTAATGTTGTGTCCTTTGTTTCTTGTGATGCAGTAAATGCATTCAATGAAGTTATATCATTAGAAGATGTTGAGTAAGACCCAGTAGCTGCAATCAATGCATCTATTTGAGATTGTTGTCCGGCATCTACCGCTGCTACTGAACTACTTATTGCGTAACTACCAGTTGCGTTAATTAAAGAGTTTACTTTATTATCATTAGACGATGTGTATGCGTTAAATGATGAAGTAGTTACAAAACTACCTGTGTTGATTGTTGAACCACTCACATCAGGAATAACAACTCCAAATGTAGAACTATCTCCTTTTGTAAATGTTAATGTGTTTCCACTAAATGAAGCAGTTACTAATGAACTTGCAGTGATTGTAGATGTTACATAACTACCAGTTGCTGCAATCAAAGAATTAATTTGTGATTGTTGAGATGCAGTTGATGCATTCAATGATGAAGTTACATTTGCAAGAGTTGTATTCTTTGTATCTTGTGAAGCAGTGAATGCATTTAAAGATGTAATATCAGTTGTACCACCTCCACCACTACCAGTATTTACTGTAATATTAAATGTACTTGCGTCACCTTTTGTAAATGTAATTGTATTTAAATTCACACTTGCAGTAATTAAAGAACTTGCAGTAATTGCAGATGTTGCATAACTTGCAGTTGCGTTAATTAAAGAATTTACTTTTGCATCATTAGACGATGTGTATGAATTAATAGACTGAGTATATGCATTGAAAGATGCAGTACCAACAAAAGCAGTTGTTAAACTAGCAGTAAAGTTATTTAATGACTGAGTAGTTTGATGTATTGAATCTAAATCAGAATTAGTAGATGCTGTATATGAATTGAATGAAGATGAATTTAATTTAGTTCCATCTTGCTCAATATTAATAGAAGCAATTGCTCCGTTTACATTTGGAACAATACTTGCACTAACTAATCCGTAGAAATGTAATCTTGTCGAAGTTCCTTGTACAATACCATTATCTGCAATCTGATTTACCGATGCAGTGAATAATTCTAAATTTAGTGTTTCACTTTCTAATGCATCTAATCGTACATCAGCAGACTGTGTAAATGCATTAACACCTGTATTGATTGTTAATTGTGATGCAGTGAATTGATTCAAAGCAGTGAAAGCAGGTTGTTGAGAAGATGTAAATGCTTCTAACGCATCTATACTACTATTCCAACTTGCACTATCTTGATTGTATCCTAACTCATCTACAAGAGAGTCAATCATATCAACATTAAATGCTCTTAAATCAGCCGGAGTGATTGCTCCTGTATTATTATTTGGGAAGGAAGTATTGTTTTCAACCTTCAATGCCTGTTTTGAAATTTCAGCCATGTTATTTTAATTATTTATTAGTCTAATATTATGTCGAAACCTTCACTATAACCATCTGAAAAACCACCACCCTTTGTTCTATTAGGAGATTGAGTTTGGCCTATTCCTTGGTTCATAAGAAAACCATTACAACATTTTACATCGTAAGTGTTACTTTCCAAGCAAAGACATCCTTGTCTACTATTTTTAGGGGATGATAATCCTTTTGTTGGCCCAATATAAATGCCAGAGTTATTCTCTCTATTGACAGAATAACGAAGGTTTCCATTTCTACTATTGCTCCATTTACCACTCATTGATTGTATTTCATTAAAAACACCGATAACCTAAAAAATCGTTATGACTGCTGTTGTCTCTTCAATGCTTCTCTATGGATTAAATTCTTTAATGTAGTTTCATCGGATTTAAATGCAAGATATAATAGACACTTCTCTAATGCCTGTTCGGTTACCCAATCTATCCTACCATATTGTCCGTCTGCAAGTTCAATAAGCGTTTGGTAATTTCCCCACTTTTTTCCAAAATTGATTTGATGTTCGGTGGCAGTCCCTCCACCTTCAAATACTTCAGGGTAGCGCTCAACAAGTCCGTTAACGTATTTACAAAAAAAAACAAACACCCGAATTGCACATCCATATTAACATTAAGAAATAACTTATCGTCTATCTCTCCTTTGTATGCTTCAATAGAATACATATCACCTTTCTTATCTGTGATAGGCCTGTATAGTATAGACATTATCTTTGGCCAGTTATCATCAATAGTTAATTGTCCAAACTTACTTATATCAACATATGCACCATATGCCATCTGTGATAGGTTAGGTTCAAATCCATATTCCTTGCCGTCTATCTTAATTATTTTCTGCAAGGGGTATTCTGTATTGTTTACAAATCCTTCTAATGCAAGTCTTACTGTGTTGTAATCCTCAATAGATAATGAGTTAATGTATTCAGCGTTTAATCCACATAAGTGAGATAACATCAAAGCAGTTTGTGCTTCTTCGTCATCACCATAGTTCTTCATATCCTTTTGCAGGGTTAGATACTTCTTTAAACTTACACCACTCCAATCAGTTGGAACCGTAAGGGTTATTTCCTTGACCATATAATAATTTTATTATGTTACTTAATTTTTTTGTCTTTGCTTCTTCGTTATTCAACTTTGCTTGCATCATAATCATTTTTGCCTGTAAATCCTCATTTTCCTGCTGTAAACTCTTAACATAGAGTATTAGCTCTTTGATTTCCTCTTCATTCCAGAGGTTTTGATTAGTATTTGTATTGTCCAATTGATATTGCATATGTTCCTTTCTTTTGTGCTTTCTGTGATAACTTCATCATACAACAATACCTTGCTGCATCTATTAAGTGGTCTAATCCACCTTCAGGGTTATCGGTTGTATATCCGTATTTGTCAGTTGCATATTGATAAGCATACATCTCATTGATTAAGTTCTGTGATTTGTTATGTATGAATATCTTATGATTCTGCATTACACCTATACCAAACTTAATACTATCCTTTCCTTTTACAACAGGCTTAATATTAAATCCACTTCTATATAACTCTTCTATTAATCTCGGTTCTGCACTATCTGCCCATATCTCTTCACTCTTACTGATATCTAACTCTCTTAATTTATTTATTATGTCGTTTGTTACTAAACCTCTTTCATAAAGTAACTCTTCCAAAAAGATTTTATCACCACTTTTATAAACAGCACAAAGAGCAGTGGGGTCGCTACTAAACCCAAAGTCAAGCCCAAAACCCACAAAGTCAGCGTCATACTCACCACATAACTCAAATTGAAAAATTGCTTTATCATTTGGAGCAAACTCACCCTTTCCATATATTTTCCATTTCTTTTCATTCGTATGTTGTAAATCCTCAATTGCTTTAACCATTTCTTTGGAGATATACGGATTATCAGCATAGTTAGTTGTATATCGTTCACAATCCTGCATCTGTCTTAACCAATGATAAGGTGACACCGTAGGGTTATATGCCAGTATTATCTTACCTGTTGTTCTAATACTTAGCTGAAAATAACTTTCTTCATCTATTTCACTTGCTTCGTCAATGAATAGAATATCTGATTTTAAACCTCTTAACTTCTCAGGGTCATCTGAATTAATAAACTGAATTGAACTATCTTGCAACTTATAAGTTCTATCACTTACATTCCAGCTATCTTCATTGAACACACCTAATCCTTTTAGTATGTCAACAAAATCTTTTATAACTGTTCGCTTGAGTGAGGGAATAGTTCTTCTAACAATAGTAATGGTTTGTGGTGATTTCAATGCTTCTACGATAACATACTGCAAGATACCAAATGTTTTACCACTACGAGTTCCTCCAATGTGATGTGTAACTCTATGCTTACTATCTAATAGATGTTCAAATGTAATTGTAGTGTTAATCTCTATGTTCACTATCTGCTCTGTTTATATTAATACTTACTTGCTGTATTCTATGGTCTATCTCTCCACTAATCTCCATACTTGTTTTCTTCGGCACAATGTATTCTAATAATTTCAGATAAAGCTTTGCTGCTTCGATTGGATTTTCTTTTCTTATCTTTTCAAAATCCTCGGTAATATTATTTAACCCCTGATTAGCAAGTCTAGCGATTGCAAGTTTAGCCTGTTCGGTACTCCTATTAAGAGAACCAACCTTTCTTCCACCTAATTTATTTCCTACTTCAAACTTTGCCATATTCGTTTATTGCCCGTTATTTATTCGATTTATATACTATTAAAACACTCATATGCGTCATTTGTAGTTAAAGCGATACAAACATACTCCATAACAATAATAATCCAATGGCGAGGATGTATACAGTCATTAATACGATTATTTCCTTATTGTTCTTCTTCATAATCACTTATTAATTCGTATGCATACATTCCAACTGCTCTACCTCTATCATCTAATATAATTAACATACCTGCGTATTGGTCACCTTTCATAACTAATTCTTTATCTTTAATCCATGTCCAATCAAAGTTAAAGTGAGCATAATTATAATCTATTCTACTCTTCATACCATCCTCTTGTATCAGGCACTTCCTTTTCAATCATATTCCTTGTCTTTGGTCGATTTTCTTTTAGAGTTTCGTCATCTCTTCTATCCCATATCCATTGCCATATACCATTATCTTTTATTTCCTTCAATTGTTTATTATAGTGTGCAATAACATGAGACTTATCTCCTGTTTTCTTATACTCTTTCCATGCATTACTCAGTGCAGTTCTTATTGTACAAAATCTTGCACCTGCTTCATTACCATAATTGTCAAACGGGTATTGTTCTTTCTTTGGAGTTCTAGCTCTCTTTGCAGTTTCAATTATCTTTTGTGCTGCATTAACACACTTAGTACATTTCCATATAGGTTTCTTTGCATGGAATGTATCACCACAATAATTACATTGTCTAGTCTCACCATTCTTTCTGTCAAACTTTCTTGCCCATAATCCTCCTGCCATAACTTACTTATTAAATGGATTGTCTAATGTACTTTCTAAATACTTTCTTATTTTCTTAACTGAAAGGAATACTGTTGACTTACTTATCTTTATATCATTTGCTACTTCATCAAGAGTTTTGTCCGATAACCAATATAGTTCAAAGATACGGGCTTGCGGCCACATTCTTGTTACTTTTAACTTATGTAATTCATTCATTACTTCTTCATGTGCATTCTGCAATTGCAAATCTCTATCGATATCGTATTCCTCTTCCATTACTTCTTCAGGCATCTCTTCTTTGTATACAACTCTATTCAATTTCTTTGTCTTATTAATCCATCTGCTTTCTAAAAAACGATAACAATAAAACATATTGTATGCATTGCCCCAGAATATCTTTGGATTACACTTCTTATGTAAATACTCATAGAGTTCTTGTACTAAATCTTCACCTTCTTCTCTATTTTTGGAAATCTTTATTGCATGTTTAATTAACCAATGATTAGAATCCAGATATAGATTGGTTAACCTTTCTTTACATTCATTGTATTGTATACTACCTGAATCTATCATTTACTTATTCTTTACATAATCATGAAGAAAGTCAACTGCTCTTTTCCAATGTGCTCCACTGCTTCCACACATACACG